CCATGGCACGAAGGCGTAAGTCCCGCAAGCGGGCGAAGAAATCTTTTTCAATCTCTGCAGTTGAAACTGGCGTAGCACTCTCACTCATTAACCAAACAGACGCCGCGGGCGCCATACAGCAGGCACTCGCCGGTAACGTAAAGGGAGGTTTCAATACCCTTGCTTCCAACGTACAGACAAACAAAAGCGCGATAATCGGCACCCTTGGTGCGGGATTTGTCGCAAAGACATTAGCCAAAGGCTTCGGCCGTGCAACTCTCGCAAAATTGGGGCCGGTCCGCGTGGTGCTATAGGAATTAAAATATGGAATATAGAACAAGGGAAGGCTCGATTACGGCGGTTGATTCAGAAACTGCGATCACTGGTTTGTATGGAGTCTCGACCGCTTCGGCGGTGCAGGTTCCAGCCAATACGTCAAAGATCATCGGTATGATGGTCAGCTTTCAGACTGACAGCGCGGCCAACGGTGCCTCGACATTTGCCGTGAAGATCAGCGGTGACGGTTTAGCTGGGGTCCAGCAAATCGTCGTTTGTGGCGGCGTCGGCGTGGATGGCACGCCCGCATCCAACGGCGTAACTAGCGCAGCCCAGCAAATACCGTTAGACCTTACAACGGTCGCCAGTAACCAGATTTCAATCTCTGCCTTTATGGGCGGTTCGGATACCGGCTCGATTGAGTGCGCGGTTACTCTTATCTTCCAGTAGGGGCGCATGGCCCTACGTCGGAAAGGGAGCGCGCCATGGTCTTTAACTAAAGACACGGGTCTATCTGACGCGCCAGTCAGTGGCTCGCCATTTGTTGAAGGTGATGAAGTTAAGCCTGTTATCAATGCGGGCTTTATCGATGCCACCGGACTTTGGCAAATAAATCCGGGCGATGACCTGGCATTTACCTTTCAGGATCCATCGCAGGCGATAGGTCCCGGCGCAGATGTTGAATTTCCCGTCAATATGCTCAAGCATGATATACTAATATTGGCGCTATTGGATGCGAGTGGTAACGATATTAACGTTGATATATTCGGACATAATCCCACGACCCCGAGCGGACCCTATGCCCCGTTTCAGGCTGTAGGGGTTAATGGTAATCAGGTTTGGCGTACAAATAAAAACACGACGACCGGTGCCTTTTATGATATATTGTGGGATAATGACGAAGGCTTGACGTCTACTTGGGAATTTTTAAAAATTAGCGATTTGCGCGGCACACAACTCCGCATGATTATCCATAACAACGACGGCAGCAATGCCGGCACGATCAGCACGGCGTACATGAGGCTAGTTTAATGCCTGGTTACCGGGAAGGTTATGTTGAGGGCTATGACATCGGCTTTAAACGAGGCTATGAATCCGCGACCGGGCAACCCTTGTTGCCGTTAGACCCCCCGATGCGTCCCGGGCCGCATCGACTTCCCAGCGCGCGGAAAAAGCGTAAGCTCTCCGCGTGGAACAAATTTGTGAAAGCTAATTCCAAAAAGCCCCGCTTCGTATATCGCAACGGGAAGCTTAACCTGAAAAAGATGGGCGTAGCGTTTAGAAAAACGCCGGCCGGGAAAAAGCGCAAGCGATGAACCTCGGCGCGGTTTTAGTGCTGGGAGCGCTAGCAGGTAAATTTATGGAAATGGCCCCAACAACAACGACGCCGACGCGGGAAGCTTACAAAGAACCCCCCCCACAAAATGAAATCGGCCATATGACTTTCGCCGCGTGGCAGTTAAAATACGGCGGCAGTTATTTAGATTATGAGGATTGGCTGAAAGGGCGATAGTGGGCTGGATCTATAACGGCTCCGAATTTATCAAAGCCGACAAAGCCCAACAAACTGCCTACAATAAATACAATCAGCAGCAGCTCATAAAAGAAGGGCTCGCGGAGCCGTACACGGTGCCGGCGCTCGCCCTGGTCGGCGCTTCTTTGGTTGGGGTTGTGAGTATAGGCAGCCTCGCGGCGCTTTTTTGGGGACCGTTTAAGGAAACTGTCGATGAAGGGATCGCGACCGTGGGCGCTATACCGGGCGAGATTAAGGCGGTTATAGTGCAGACACTTGACGACGCAGGGGTAAGTGGGGCAGAACAGTCCAAATATGAAACCGACCTGATAGCGTGCGTTAGAGCGCACCCGGTCCACATTACATTATTAGGCCAAAGAATAAAAGACCCGACACGGGGCGCAAAAGTCCTGCTTTGCATGACTCGCAAAGGTTGGGCCGACGACATGGTAATTGAAACCCTGACGCACTTACTTATATAGAAAACATGATGGAAGGCGCCAGAATTGGAATAAAGCAGGGGGGGACCGGTTAAAATGGAGCTTACTACAACCACCCTAATATTTTACTTCATTTTATGGAGTTTATTTTATGGTTTCCTCTCTCACTATATCGCCCGCCGAAGTGTTACCGAGTGGATTAATCGATTTGACCGAGATAAGAACCCGGAAGGCGCTGATCTAATAGTTCACCTGCTGGCGCCCGTACTTGAGGAGATCCGGGACGACACTGGTGAAACTTTGAAGGGTTTCAAAGAGTCCTTTTTCAAAAGCGTGGCGCCGCAGGTCCGCGAAGCTAAACAGATGGTGCGGGAAATGAACCCGATGGGCGCCGCCTTGGATGCACTGACAAAAGATAATCCCCTGCTTGGATTAATCATGTCACACGTTAAGCTCCCCGAAATCAATTTACCATCGCAGGATAACGGCGAAACGCCACAAAACACCACGGAAAGCGCATTTATACCGGGAAAGATCAGGTAAACGGCGCTATAGACCACCCCCCACCCCTTAATTTCCTCTGGAACTCCAGAAAGGTATAGGGGGGTACACCGGGAAGCCTTTTTCCTCTTTTTTAGTAAAGCAAAAAATAAAATACTTTCTTTCTTTCTTTCTTTCTTTCTTTTCTTAACAAAACAATGATTAATATCTATAGCGCAGTGGAAATGAAGGGGTGGGGGCGGTTTATATACCCCTACCGAAGTCTTTATCCCCCAGTGTCTATAGACCTGCGGAGCGGGACTGCGCTTTTGGTGTCATGGCTGATCCATTTACGCCCCCGCTCCAACCTACCAATGCCCGGTCCCCCGAAATACCTCCACTGCGCCCGTTGTGAGGGCGTGCTCACCCACCGCCCCGTATTCCTCAGGAAAGCCTGGCACTGCCGGCACTGCGCGGGGGCGCTCCGTTGAGCGAGTTCGTGCCAGCTGAGGATTTCGCGAACTGCTTTAGCAGGGCAGAGATTACCTCCATGATTGAGCATGGGCAGATAGTAATGCGTCGATGCCATGTATGCGACGAACCCCAGTTCAGTTTACCTGAGAGGGTCCGCGCTTGGGATAAGGAAGTAGCGATTGAGTGCTTATGTCAGGATTGCGTTTGGAGGCTGAAAGATTAAGCGCCCCCGCTGCTTCGACTGTAACCGCTTCGTGCGGCGCCTCTATATCCAGTCGCGCACCGGTGGGAAACTCAAAAACTTAACGTGGGGGTGGACATGCACAAGCTGCAGCAAATCAGCAACGAAACTAAATGTGATCATAGAACCCAAGTCCACCAAGTGATTAATGATATTCCCATGTGGATTTGCTGCGACTGCAGTTATTTTAAGAGCGCTATCTATAGTAAAAATATCTTTGAGGGGAAAGGGGATTAGTTTTTAGTTTCGCCCTTCATGTTGCGCTGATCCCCCCCTAAATCTCCCCCTCTCTCCCCGCACCCCACCCACCCCCTCTATAGACCCGCGACCCGGCAAGGATATAACCGGAAGCAAAATTAACCGGTGCCATGGCACGAAGGCGTAAGTCCCGCAAGCGGGCGAAGAAATCTTTTTCAATCTCTGCAGTTGAAACTGGCGTAGCACTC